CTGGTCCTAATCAGGTTTCAGTTTCAGTTCCTGCGGAATCTGGCACAGTAACCTCAGTTTCAAACATAGCCTCATTAACGGACGTAACGATTAACCAGACAACGAGAGGTTCATTCTTACAGATACAGTCAGATGGAGGTAACTTCATATCGACAGCGATTGTTGATAGTGATACGATGACGGGTGAGACAAGTGACACCTCGATAAACTCTGGTGAGAGTATCAAAGCATATATTGATAGTAGAAGAACAGAGACACTCACACTCACAAACAAGACCATAGACCTAGACGCCAATACCATAACAGGTACATTAGCAGAATTTAACACAGCATTACAGGACGATAGTTTTGTCTCATTGACTGGCACAGAGGCATTATCAAACAAGACACTAAACACGCCTACCATCGCACAGATAAATCAGGCTGCGGGTGACTTCACACTCGACACAGGTGGTGATATCATACTTGACGCTGATGGTGCGGACATCATACTCAAAGATGGTGGCACGGAGTTTGGTAGATTAACGAACAACTCTGGCGAATTACGAATTGCCTCAGGTAGTTCATCGACAACAAATATCACCATGTCAGGTGCGAATACCACAATCGCTGGTAATCTTACCGTGGCAGGTACAACGACATTCACTGGTGGTTCCATATCACTAGGTGACGCCGCAACAGACACGGTCGCTTTCACAGGTACGATAACAGGTAGTTTAGTATTCGAGGGTGGCACAGCAGACAGTTTTGAAACGACACTAACACCAGGTAACCCATCAAGTGATATCACAGTATCATTACCAACGACTGGTGGTACATTACCAGTAACAGCGATGGTATCTGGTGACGCTACAATGTCAACAGGTGGTGTGTTAACTTTCGCAACAGTAAATAGTAACGTAGGGTCATTTGGTTCTACGACAACGATACCAGTTGTAACAGTAAACGCTAAAGGTTTAGTCACGGCTGCGAGTACGGCTTCTATCACAACGGCATTAACAGTTGCCGCGGATAGTGGTTCGAACGATAGTGTCGCATTGGCGAATGATACACTCACATTCACTGGTGGCACGAACATCAACACGGCAGTATCAGACAATGCTATCACAGTTAACCTAGACGCAAGTCCAAGTATCACAAACTTAACACTAGGTGGCACAATAACTTTCGAGGGCAGTACCGCAGATAGTTTTGAAACAACTCTAACAGTATCAGACCCAGACGCTGACCGTACTATTACATTACCAAATGCGACAGACACATTAGTTGGTAAAGCAACAACTGATACACTCACAAATAAGAGTATAGATTTAGGCAACAACACACTCACTGGTTCTCTAGCAGAATTTAATAGTGCCTTACAATCAGAGAGTTTTGCCTCATTGACTGGTAGTGAGACACTAACGAACAAACAACTTACAACTCCAGTCATCGCACACATAGACGGTACTGGTGGCATAGAGTTAGACGCTGTACAAGATATCACATTAGACGCAGGCGGTGGTGACGTTTTCTTAAAAGATGACGGTACAACTTTTGGTAGTCTAACAAATACATCTGGTAATTTAATTGTTAAATCAGGCACGACAACCGCATTAACATTTAGTGGTGCGAATTTAACTGCCGCAGGTGATTTAACAGTTGCGGGTACTCTCACAGTTCAAGGTTCCACAACCACAGTAGATAGTACGACAATCAATATTCAGAATGCCTTTGTATTCGAAGGGGCGACAGCAGATAGTTTTGAGACAACATTAACAACGGTAGATCCAACAGCAGATAGAACATTATCATTACCAAATGCTACGGACACATTAGTGGGTAAAGCGACCACTGATACATTAACAAACAAGACTTTAACGACACCTGTAATTGCTGAGATTGATAGTAATAGTTCTATCACACTAGACGCGGCAACAGATATTATCTTAGACGCAGGTGAACAGGACATTATTTTAAAAGACGATGGCACGGAGTTTGGACGATTTAGTAATTCAAGTGGACAACTTGTAATCAAATCAAGTTCAAGTTCTACTGCCGCTCTTACAATGTCAGGAGCGAACGTACAAGTAGAAGGTAACCTAACAGTAGTTGGTACATCATCAACGACAGGTTCAACGATAACACTTGGTAACGCGGCAACTGACACTATCGCATTGACTGGTACGATTACAGGTAATCTTGTATTCGAAGGCTCTACTGACGACAGTTTTGAAACAACGCTTTCACCAGGTAATCCATCAAGTGATATTACGCTTTCATTACCGTCGAGTGGAAGTGATACTCTTGTTGGCAAAGCAACAACTGACACACTAACGAATAAGACATTAACGACACCAGTTATCGCTTCATTAAAACCAAATGGTTCTACGACACTCACAATGCCTACGGCAACGGACACACTTGTAGGTAAAGCCACTACTGACACACTAACGAATAAGTCAATTGATTTAGATGGTAATACTATCTCTGGTACACTAGCAGAATTTAACACAGCATTACAGGACGATAGTTTTGTCTCATTGACTGGTAGTGAAACACTAACGAACAAAGTTTTAACAAGTCCTACAATCAATAGTGGAACACTTGCCACACCTACTATAACAGGCAACACATCAACCACTGGTAATATTATCTTTGAGGGTTCTACTGCGGATTCTTTTGAGACCACATTGACGGTAACAGATCCAACAGCAGATAGGACAATCACGTTACCAAATGCTTCTGATACATTAGTTGGTAAGGCGACAACAGACACACTAACGAATAAGTCAATTGATTTAGATAGTAACACCATTTCTGGTAGTCTATCTGAATTTAACACGGCACTACAAGGTGATAGTTTCGTTTCATTAACTGGTTCAGAAACTTTAACCAATAAAGTTTTAACCAGTCCAACTATCAATAGTCCAACTATCAATAGCCCAACAATTATCTTTGAGGGAAGTACATCAGATAGTTTTGAAACAACTTTAGCGGTAACAGACCCAACAGCAGATAGAACTATTACTCTACCAAATGCCACAGATACATTAGTTGGTAAGGCAACGACAGACACATTGACGAACAAGACATTGACGAGTCCTCTTGTCTCTGGTCTATCACTCACAGATAGTAGTATCGTATTCGAGGGTAGTTCATCGAACAGTTTTGAAACGACTTTAACAGTTACGAACCCTACAGCAGATAGGACAATCACACTACAAGATGGTAGTGGCACATTGGCATTCTTAACAGACGTTACAGGTGGTGGTGCGGCAGGTTCATTTACGACACTTGCGACTACGGGTAACGTAACACTAGGTGACGCAAGTTCAGACAACGTTGTATTCAACGCAAGGGTCAATAGTCACATACTACCTGCGGCAAACGATACATACGACCTTGGTTCTGATGCTCTCAGATGGAGGACATTATTCGTAAGTGCGAGTACGATTGACCTAGGTGGTGCGACAATCAGTTCAGACGCCTCTGGTAGTATTTCCATATCTGCCTCTGGTGCGACATTACCTGTTGGATCTAAGGTTGGAACCCAGGCAATTGCGAAGGCAGACGAGGCTACAGGTAAGGCGATACGTGAGGTTGATTTCTTTAAGAAGGGCAATCTTAGTACGGCAAACGCAACATTTACCTTTGCGGCATCTGGAAATAACAACTATACGTTTAGAAATTTCACAAAAGCAAACGGCACGGCATTAACGACACAGGAAGAAACAATCTTCTTGTTTTAAACTAAAAGGATATAAATAGTAGTATGACAGATAAAGTTCCAATTCGTACGGTCTTCGACAGTAGTGGTAACGCTACTGGGTTAGCAGAGTTTCAATCAGGTGAGACGGTAGGTCATATCCATGGTGGTACAGGGTTATCATCATTAGGTAATGCGGGTCAAGTATTAAGAGTAAATGGGGCAGGTAATGCCATAGAATTTGGTGATGGATTTTCAACATCATCTGGTGACATTACATTAGATAGTGCGGCAGACATCATACTGGACGCTGATGGGGCAGACATCATCTTAAAAGATGGTGGCACAGAATTTGGTAGATTTGTCAATAACTCTGGCGAGTTAAGAATTTCAAGTGGTAGTTCAACGACAACGAACATAACCATGTCTGGTGCGAATACGACAATCGCAGGTAACTTAACAGTAACTGGCACAACTGAGGGTGATGGTAATATCATAATTGGTGACGCCAATACTGATACTGTTACTTTCAATGGTACGATTTCAGGTAACTTAGTATTTGAAGGTTCGACTGGTGATAGTTTTGAGACAACTCTGGCACCAGGTAACCCTAGTTCAGACATAACTCTAACTTTACCAAGTAGTGCGTCAGACACTCTAGTAGGTAAAGCGACAACAGACACATTAACGAACAAGACTTTAACAACACCTATCATAGCAGAGATAGATAGTGGTTCTACGATTACACTTGACGCAACTACGGACATCGTTTTAGACGCTGATGGTGGCGATGTATTCTTAAAAGACGCAGGTACAACTTACGGGTCATTAACAAATACATCTGGTAATCTAATAATCAAATCAGGCACGACAACGGCATTAACATTTAGTGGGGCAAACATAACTGCCGCAGGTAATGTTGGTGTAGATGGTAACCTAACAGTAACTGGTACGACTACATTTAACGGTGGCACAATCACAATAGGTGACGCGGCAACTGATACTGTAGCCTTCAATGGTACTATATCAACAAACTTAATATTTGAGGGATCAACTGGAGATAGTTTTGAGACAACTCTAGCGCCAGGTAATCCAAGTGCTGATATCACATTGACGCTACCAAGTTCTGGTAGTGATACATTAGTTGGTAAGGCAACAACAGACACACTAACGAATAAATCAATAGACTTGGCAAACAACACAATAACAGGTTCTCTGGCAGAATTTAATAGTGCGTTACAATCTGAAAGTTTTGTTTCATTAACTGGTTCAGAGACATTAACGAACAAAACACTAACGAGTCCAACGATAAACAGTGGAACACTTGCGACACCATCGATAACAGGTAATGCTACCACGACTGGTAATATCATCTTTGAGGGTAGTACGGCAGACAGTTTTGAGACAACCTTAACGGTAGAAGATCCAACTGCTGATAGAACGATAACATTACCAAACTCAACTGGTACACTTGCGACAACAACTGATGTATTTTTTGGTAACTCAACAACCACAACACACCCTGCCGCAGGTGGTAACTTCGATATGGCACAGAGTGAGACACCATTTGAAAGTGTCACAGACGCATTTGCCGTGGCAAGTGGTACAGTATATGACCAGATGGATCCACGAGGTTCAAGTGTGTCCGTAGATTTAGGTAGTGTCGCATAACAAAACATTATAAATAGAAGAAGAACAATAGGAGAATATTACAATGCCAACAGCGTTACAATTTAGAAGGGGTACTACCTCTCAAAACAACTCATTTACGGGTGCTGTAGGGGAAATTAGTGTAGATACCACACTAGATACGTTGCGAATCCATGACGGATCCGCTGCTGGTGGTTTTGAAATTACTTCCAATGCTGCCGCACAGACTTTAACAAACAAGACTTTAACGACACCAGTTATTGCTGAGATTGATAGTGGATCTACTATCACACTTGACGCAACTACGGATATCGTTTTAGACGCTGACGGTGGAGATATATTCTTCAAAGATGGCGGTACAACTTTTGGTAGTGCCACAAATAGTTCTGGTAACTTAATTATCAAGTCAGGCACAACTACTGCCGCAACCTTCTCAGGTGCCAATGTAACTTTCGCAGGGACTGTAGGTTCTGGTGCGATTACATCTTCATCAACAGTAACGGCAACTCAAGGTATATTCTCTAACGCAAGTCCGTTGATATTCGAGGGTAACACAGCAGACAGTTTCGAAACAACTATCGCTGTAACTGACCCAACGGCAGATAGAACACTCACTCTACCAAATGCTACTGACACATTAGTAGGTAGAGCAACAACAGACACATTAACAAACAAGACACTAACGACACCAATTATCGCTGAAATCGACAACGCTGGCTCTATAACATTAGACGCTGGGGCAGATATCGTATTAGACGCTGACGGTGCGGACGTTGTATTAAAAGATGGCGGCACCACATACGGTGCGTTGAATAACAATGGTGGTGAATTAAGAATCCAATCAGGTTCTTCACCAACTACTGCTATCACAATGTCAGGTGCGAATGTTACCATCGCAGGTAACTTAACAGTTTCTGGTTCAACTACAACAATTGATTCCTCAACTGTCTCAGTAACTAACTCTTTCACTTTTGAGGGTGCTACTGCGGACTCATTTGAGACAACTCTTGCGGTAGAAGATCCAACAGCAGACAGAACGGTAACTATACCAAACGCAACTACACAGTTAGTTGGTAGAGATACAACTGATACTCTAACAAATAAAACATTGACAACTCCAGTAATTGCGGAGATTGATTCAGGAGCGGATATAACATTAGACGCAACAACAGACATTATACTAGACGCTGACGGTGATAATATCACTATGAAGGCGGGTGGTACAACCGTCTTAGACTTTGTTTTAAATGGGGCAACTGACGTAACGTTAGACGCACCAGGAGATATTAAGATTGACGCTGACGGTGGTGACATACTATTACAAGATGGTGGTTCACAATTCGCTTCATTAACAAACAATTCAAATAACCTGATTGTAAAATCTGGCACGACTACGGCGGCAACATTTGATGGTGCCAACGTAACTTTCGCAGGAACTATTGGTTCTGGTGCGATAACTTCATCATCTACAGTAACGGCAACAGGATTAATCAACAGTGGTTCAATCGTATTCGAAGGTTCTACTGCGGATTCATTTGAGACAACATTAGGTGTTATTGATCCAACAGCAGATAGAACAGTTAACATCGCAAACGTGGCAGGTACATTACAACCATTCGCGGTTGCTTCGACAGACCAAATTACGGCTACACCAGCAGAGATTAACTTAATTGATGGTGATACCGCTAGAGGTACTGACGCTCTGGCAGATGGTGATGGTATCTTAATCAACGATGCTGGCACGATGAAGATGACAACTGTAGAGACAGTTAAGACTTATATGCAAGGTGGTATATCTCTGGCATATGATGACTTCACAGTTGGTGACGCGGCAGTAAATGTAACTACAAGTGCTGGTGATATCACAATAGACGCACAGGGTGATGATACAGATATCATATTCAAAGGAACAGATGGTGGGGTAGATACGACCTTCTTAACGATAGATGGTAGTGCGGCTGGGGCTGCGACATTCAATGACGCTGTAACGGCAACTTCATTCACATCTACAGGTGCTTCGACATTTGACGGTGTCAATATCACGGAAGATGGTACAATCGTATTCGAGGGTGCTTCAAATAACTCTTTTGAAACAACTCTAACAGTAACAGATCCAACGGCAGATAGAACGATAACATTCCCTAACGAGACATTTAAAGTGGCTTCTTATGCGAATAAGGCAACATTAGATGGAAATGGTAGTGCGACTACGGTTTCAGTTGCGGCAGGATATGATGTTGACCAGTTCTTTGTGACGATTAACGGTGTAATGCAAGAACCAACAGAGGATTTCACATACTCTGGTTCGACCATCACACTAGACGCGGCACCTGCTTCTGGCGATAGGGTAGTAGTTAGATATTAAAACCATTATAAATAGTCTCATAAGGACTATAACATGGCACAGAATAACCCGATTACTACAAGAGAGACCCTTAAACAATATTGCCTCAGAGCATTAGGCAAACCAGTCATTGAGATTAACGTTGAAGATGACCAGGTAGAGGACCGTATTGACGAGGCGTTACAATATTTCGCACAGTATCACTATGATGGTACAGAGAGAATGTACCTCAAGTATCAAGTCTCAGCGGACGATAAGACTAGAGCGAGGACGAACGAGACCCTCTCAACTGTAACAGACACAGCAGACAGCACGGTTACGGCTTCATTTAAAGAAGGTAAGAATTATATTCCTATGCCCTCAAACGTAATGTCCGTTATCCAAGTATACCCATTCTCAGACAGAGCCGCATTGAATTTATTTGATGTGAGATATCAACTGAGATTGAATGACCTATACGACTTCTCATCTACATCTATAATACACTACGATATGACGTTGAGACATTTAGATATGTTAGACCACATATTGGTTGGTGAGAAACCTGTCAGATACAACATGCACAAGAACAGATTATACATCGACATGGATTGGGATAATGATGTTGACGCAGGTGATTTCTTAATCATAGAGTGTTATAGAAAACTAGATGGTTCAACTTTCACGGACGTATTTGACGATATCTTTTTAAAGAAATACCTCATACAATTAATTAAGAGACAATGGGGTGCTAACTTAATCAAGTTTCAAGGTGTTGCGATGTTGGGTGGTGTTCAACTTAATGGCGAACAACTATACACACAGGCACAGGAAGAAATAACGAAGTTAGAAGAACAGATACAATTATCTTACGAGTTACCACCGCAATACATGATAGGTTAATATGAGAAGTACATACTTCGCACATGGGACCAGGGCAGAGAAAAATCTTTACGAAGATTTAATTATAGAACAACTCAAAATATATGGACATGATGTTCATTATATGCCAAGAGAAAATCTATATACTGACGGTGTCCTAGGTAATACAACTGATAAGTTTACTGACGAGTACATGATTGAGATGTACGTTGAAGAAGTAAATGGTTTTGCTGGTCAGGGAGACCTGATTGGTAAGTTTGGTTTAGATATGCGAGACGAACTAACCTTCGTTGTTGCGAGACGTACTTTTGAATTACTGGTTGACCAACCATCAAACACACTTACATTTAATAGACCAAAAGAGGGTGATGTTATATACATGCCTCTCTTTAAAAAGTTTTGGCAAGTTGACTTCGTTGAAGACGAGGATCCAATGTATCAGATTTCTGACTTGCCTATCTTCAAACTAAAATGTTCTACATGGGATTACAGTTCAGAGAGTGTTGAGACTGGATTAACAGAGATAGATGAGAAACTTGATAACGTCACATTAGACTTATTAGAAAATCAAATCACTCTGGAATCTGGCACGACAAGTTCTGGTTCCCTATTATCAGAAAATATCGCTGGCGATGTATCTGCTCTCCTATCAGAGGCAGGTGATACAATCGTTGATGAGACGGACGCTGATAATATCATCTTGGAAGATGACCCTAATTTCGTTGAATATATAATACTTGAGGATAATCTAACAAGTAACTTGGCTTCAGATAGTGTCGATAGTGATAACTTGGCATTTGACACGGCGGCAGGGTTAGATGACTTTGATACTGAGAACGATATATTTGATTTCACAGAAAACAACCCATTTGGAGACCCAAGGAGTAAATAATGTTTAAAGATGCACAATACCATGAGTTGATAAGAAAGACGGTCGTTGCCTTTGGCACACTATTTAACGATATGTACGTCTATCGTAAGAACTCAACTGGTAAGACGATACAAAAGATGAAAGTACCACTAGCGTACGGACCAAAACAAAAATTTTTAGTTAGACTAGACCAAGATAGTACGAGGGGTGCGGATAACGTAAAGACGACCGCATTGACTTTACCACGTGTTGGTTTTGAGATGACCACACTCACATATGACGCACCAAGAAAGTTAAACAGGATACAAAAGTTTAAGAAGGTGAAAGGGGCAGACGCTAAGTCACTACAACATAGTTACATGCCTGTACCATACAATGTAGGTTTCAGTCTATTCGCTATGGCGAAGAATAGTGAGGATGCCTTACAGATTGTCGAACAGATACTACCAATGTTTCAACCAGACTATACGATTAGTCTAAACGTACTACCAACAATGGAGATTGTGAGAGATGTACCAATCGTATTGAATGATGTATCATATGAAGATACCTATGATGGTAACTTCACAGAGAGACGAGTTATCATGTACACGATGAATTTCACAGCGAAGATGTATCTATATGGACCTGTGACTTCTCAGAAAATCATTAAGAGAGTTCAAGTGGATCAATACACAGATACACCTGTTAACTCACCTAAGAGAGAACAGAGACTTGTGGTTACACCAAATCCTACGACGGCAGACGCTGACGATAACTTTGGTTTCAATGAAGAACACTCTTTCTTCCAGGACGCTGACGAATACGATCCAGTTTCTGGCACAGATAAAGATTCCTAATGAAAAAAGTTGAGGATAAACTCAACGAGATTTTAGACATAACACCTAAAGTTGAAGTTGAGGAGAAAACACCAGCGATACCTCGCCCTAAAGAACAAGAGGATATAATGAACGACTACAAGTATAGTCGGGAGAATTTATATAATCTAGTAGAGCGAGGGCAGGATGCCCTAGATGGTATTTTACAACTTGCGAAAGAGACTGAACACCCACGAACATATGAGGTCGCAGGACAACTTATAAAGACGGTGAGTGAGGTATCAGAAAAATTATTACAACAACAAGAGAAGATGAAGAAGTTGGGTGAGGAGACACAGAAAGGACCTAGTAAAGTAGAGAACAACCTATTCGTTGGTTCTACCGCTGAGTTACAAAAACTGATAAAGAAAAATGGAAAATAAAACTTATTTGGGTAACCCTAACCTGAAGGCCGCAAACCAGAAGGTTAAGTTCACAAAGAAACAGGTCGAAGAATTTATAAAGTGCCAAGAGAATCCTGTTTACTTTATTACTAACTATATTCAGATAGTCACGCTAGACCATGGTCTACAGAAATTTAAGATGTATAACTTCCAGAAAGAGATGGTTGATACATTCCACGATAATCGTTTCTCTATCTGTAAGTTACCAAGACAGACTGGTAAATCTACAACGATAATATCTTACCTATTACACTACGCCATATTCAATGCGAATGTGAATATCGCCATACTTGCGAACAAGGCTGCTATCGCCAGGGATCTACTAGGTCGATTACAATTGGCATATGAGAATTTACCAAAGTGGTTACAACAGGGTGTCATTAACTGGAACAAGGGTAGTTTAGAGTTGGAGAATGGTAGTAGAATACTTGCCGCGGCAACATCATCGAGTGCTGTGCGTGGTGGTTCTTACAACGTCATATTCTTGGACGAGTTTGCCTATGTCCCTAATAATATCGCTGAACAGTTTTTCAGTTCAGTTTATCCTACGATATCTTCTGGTAAATCATCGAAGGTGATGATAGTATCAACGCCACATGGTATGAACATGTTCTACAAGTTATGGAATGACGCACAGAATAAACGTAACAGTTATGTGCCAATCGAGGTTCACTGGTCAGAGGTGCCAGGCAGAGATGAGAAGTGGAAGGCGGAGACGATACGAAACACGAGTGAACAACAGTTTCGAACGGAGTTTGATTGTGAGTTCCTAGGTAGTGTAGATACCCTCATAAATTCATCGAAATTAAGAGTATTAACGCACAACCAAGCGATACAAAGTAATGCTGGGCTGGATATATACGAAATGCCCATAAAAGGTCACAGGTACGTGATTACCGTCGATGTGGCACGTGGTACGGTCAACGATTATAGTGCCTTCGTCATCACAGACGCAACACAGATACCATACAAGGTGATAGGCAAGTTCAGAGATAATGAGATACGACCAATGTTATTCCCACAGATTATCCACAAGGTTGCGATGAGTTACAACACGGCAGAGATATTGGTGGAGGTCAACGATATTGGTGGTCAGGTGGCAGATACGTTACAGTTCGATTTAGAATACGATAACCTCATCATGGTCAATCAACGAGGTCGTAGTGGTCAGATTGCGGGAACAGGTTTCAGTGGCAAACAATCTCAACTAGGGTTGAGAACCACGAAAGCGACAAAGAAGATTGGGTGTTCTAACTTAAAGACGATGATAGAGACAGACAAGTACCTGATCCATGACTTTGATATCATCGCTGAGTTATCGACATATGTGGCGAAGGGCAAGGAGAAGTTCGAGGCTGAGGAGGGTTCTACTGACGATTTAGTCACCTGTCTGGTGATGTTCGCATGGTTATCTAACCAGACATACTTCAAAGAATTAACTGACCAAGATATACGGGCACGATTGGTAGATGAACAATCACACCTCATGGAACAGGACATGGCGCCATTTGGGTTCGTGGATAATGGTATAGATGGTCCAGAGACAGAGAGTTATACAGATCCATACGGTCAAGTGTGGAACCCAGTAGTCAGAGACGGAAAATAACGATTTACTAAATAGTAGTAAGAAACATTTTAATTTTAAAATTAGGAGAAAACAAGATGGCTTTTTTAGTATCACCAGGTGTGAACGTAACTGAAAAGGATCTCACAAATGTAATCCCGGCAGTATCAACTTCGATTGGTGCTATTGGTGTTATTGCTGAGAAAGGGCCAATGGACGAGGTAGTTCTTATCTCTAGTGAAGACGAATACGTGGAAATTTTTGGGAAACCAACTGCCGCGAATTTCGAATATTTTTTTAGTGCGACCAACTTTTTACAATACGGTAATGCCTTAAAGGTAGTGAGAGCAACAACTGGCAACCTAAATGCGACTTCAAGTGGCACCGGGTTACAGATTAAGAATACAACTCATTACTTAAATAACTATGCCGGCGGTGCGGCTTCTAACGGCTCTTGGGGAGCAAGGGAAGCAGGGACTCTAGGCAACAATCTAAAAGTATCTATGTGTACAAACTCTACGGCATTTGGCCCGGACTTAGGTGGCGGTATACTCGTTGACGAAAGTTCTGGTAAGGCAGTAGGATCAACAACTGTTACAGTTGATGACGGTACACAGTTCCAAGTAGGAGATATAATTGAATTTGGAGACGCAAGTGCTATACCTGCTACAGCGGGCGCACCTTCTGGATTCTATTATAAGATAACTGGAATATCAACAAATGTTTTAACAATCAAAAGATTTGATTCCTCAACGGGTGTCACATCTGATGGTGGTCTGAGACACGCATTAGTTGATGACGCAAAAGTGAGAAGATATTGGGAATATTATTTCAACTTCTCTCAAGCGCCTTCAACTACTGATGACGTTTCAAACGCAGGTGGTTCATTAGATGAATTACACATCGCGGTTGTTGACGAAGATGGTGGTATTACAGGTACTGCTGGTACAATATTAGAAACACATGAAGGACTATCTCAGGCTTCTGACGCTAAGTCAGCGCAGGGTGGATCAATATACTATGTTGATTACCTATATGAGAATAGTAAATACATCTATTGGTTAGACCATGAGAGTACACTGGCAAATGCGGGTTCAGCAAAACTTGGACAAACTTTTGACCAACAGGGTACGGCAGACCAGACTATCTTTAATTCTAGTCTATCTGGTGGAACAACTGATAACGAACCAACTCTTGGCGAGATGGCATTGGCATATGATAAATTTAGCGATGCTGAAACGGAAGAGGTAAACTTACTTATAGGCGGACCATCTCAAGGTGGTGGTGCTACTGCGGCTGATGCTACAGGAGACACACACGCAACAAAGGTAATTGATATCGCTGAAGGACGTAAAGATTGTGTGGCATTTATTTCACCTGCGAGAGCAGACGTTGTAAATGTGGCAAATGAAATCGTTGCGACTTCTAATGTCAAGGCTTTTGCTGATGGTCTAGCAAGTTCATCATACGCTGTCATCGACAGTGGTTATAAGTACATGTACGACAAATACAATGACGTATATAGATTTGTGCCACTATGTGGTGATATCGCTGGATTATGTGCGAGAACAGACAACGTAGCGGACCCATTCTTCTCACCTGCTGGTTTCAGTAGAGGGCAGATTAGAGGTGCGGTTAAGTTGGCATTCGACCCTAACCAAACTCAGCGTGACGAACTATATAAAGCAAGAGTAAACCCAGTAGTTACATTCCCTGGACAAGGCACCGTCTTGTTTGGTGATAAGACTGCTCAGGCAAAACCTAGTGCTTTCGATAGAATTAACGTAAGACGTTTATTCTTGGTCCTAGAGAAAGCAGTATCTACGGCTGCTAAATTCCAACTCTTTGAGTTCAATGATGAGTTCACAAGAGCACAATTTAGAAACCTAGTAGAACCTTTCCTAAGGGACATCCAAGGTAGAAGAGGTATCACAGACTTTTCAGTAGTGTGTGATGAAACAAACAACACGGGTGAAATCATTGATAGAAACGAATTTGTGGCTGACATTTTTGTCAAACCAAATCGTTCAATCAACTTCATCAAACTAAACTTCATCGCTACAAGAACTGGCGTTGCGTTTAGTGAAGTGGCAGGGGCATAGGAGTAGACAATGGCAAACGTATCAGACTTTATTTCTAAACTTAAAGGTGGTGGAGCAAGACAAAACCAGTTTAAAGTAACAATGCCTTTCCCAGGTTACGCGGCAGTAGGTGGCGAGACAGAGAGCATGGCTTTCTTATGTACGGCAACAAACCTACCGTCAAGTGAGATTGGGGAATTAACTGTAAACTTCCGTGGTAGACCAATTTATATGGCAGGTGATAGAACGTTCCAAACTTGGACAACTACTATCATCAACGATACTGATTTCGCAATCAAAAATGCTATAGAGAGATGGTCAAATGGTATTAACAACCATTCAGATAACGAAGGACTTGCGAATCCTGTCGACTATCAAGTTGACGCTTTCGTTGACCACCTAGATAGAAACGGTAACACTATTAAGAGTTATACTTTTAGAGGGTTATTCCCAACTATCATAGGTCAGGTTGACTTAAACATGGATCAGGTAACGACTTTAGAAACTTTTGAATGTACTTGGAGATACCAATACTGGGAATCTAATACTACAACATAAGTTGTAATGAAAAGTGGGGCCTTAGTGCCCCACTAAATATTGAAAAGGAGAAATGTAGTGGCAGAGATATTTGGATTTAGCATTAAACGAGCGGACAAGAAGGCGACTTCACAATCGTTCACGGCACCAACGGCAGACGATGGCGTCCAGACGATTATGGGTGGTGGCCACTTTGGCACGTACCTCGACCAAGAAGGAAAAGTAAATAACGAAGCAGATTTAATAAGAAGATATAGAGAAGTTTCCATACACCCAGAGTGTGATATGGCTATTGAGGATATCATCAATGAGGCAGTTGTTGTCGATGATAAACAAGAGGTGGTGAGATTAAACCTAAACAACATACCATTCTCATCTCAGGTAAAGAAAAGAATTGACGAAGAATTTAAGAACGTCATTAGATTATTGGAATTTGAACAGAAGGGACACGATATATTCAGACGATGGTATGTCGATGGTCGTATCGTATACCACAAGATAATAGATCCAAAGAACACTAAGGCGGGTCTCACAGAGTTACGATATATCGACCCAAGAAAGATTAAGAAGGTAAGGGCACCAAAACAGAAACCAGGTACTGAGAGTTTCGCACCAAAAGATCCAAACAAACCTGGCGTGGTAGAGTTCGAAGAATTTTTCATCTACAACGAGAAGGGTGTACAACCAGGTGCGAGTGCGACAACTGGATTGAAGATTTCTAAAGACGCAATCGCCCATTGTGTGAGTGGATTAGTGGACCAACAGAGAAACATGGTCCTATCATATCTACATAAGGCAATCAAACCAGTCAATCAGTTAAGAATGATTGAGGATTCTGTTGTCATATACAGAATATCAAGGGCACCAGAAAGAAGAATTTTTTACATCGATGTAGGTAACCTACCAAAAGTAAAGGCAGAACAATACCTCAAAGATGTGATGAACAGATATAGAAACAAACTGGTATATGACGCCTCTACAGGAGAGATTAGAGACGATAGACAATATATGAGTATGTTGGAAGACTTCTGGTTACCAAGACGAGAAGGTGGTAGAGGGACAGAGATTACAACTTTACCAGGTGGATCAAACCTTGGTGAGATAGATGATATTAAATACTTCCAGAAGAAACTATATCAATCTCTAAACGTACCATACAGCAGACTAGATAGTGAGGCTGCGGGTGGTTTACAACTTGGTAAATCAACTGAGGTAAATAGAGACGAGATTAAATTTACGAAGTTTATCAGTAGATTAAGAAATAGATTTAACGGTCTGTTCCACGACCTACTGAAAACTCAACTGATCCTCACAGGTGTTGTCACTATCGAAGATTGGGAAAACTCTCTATCACAAACTATCAAATACGATTATGTTCAGGATGGATATTTCGCTGAGATTAAAGAAAGTGAGATGTTCAAAGATAGGATGGAAATATTCCGTACTATGAAGGACGCAGGTATGATAGGCACAGTATATTCTATGGACTATGTTAACAAACATATATTAAAGATGAATGACGCTGATATTGAAAAAGAGAGAGAAAACATAGCGACTGAAATTAAACAGGGCGTATTGGCAGATCCAAACGCACAGCAACAAGATGGAGACTTTTAAATGAGTATTGAAGATACAAAGAACATGATTAACGCTTTAGATACAGGTGACAACGTTGAGGCAGAGAAGGCTTTCAAGGCGGCACTATCAGATAAAGTGGGTGTCGAGTTAGACACAAAGAGAAAAGACCTCGCAGGTACTTTACTCAACAAAGAATTAGAAGCGGATAAGGAAAGTAATGTTGACGTTGAGCCAACTGAAATTGACGATTAAGGAAAAGGACGAACATAAACGTTCACCTGCCTATCGTAAGTTATCGCCTAAAGTAAAGAAGGCGGTCGATGACTTATTTGGCATGATGGCGAAGACACCGCAAAAAGTTTTGACTACGTTTCCAAGGGTTGTACGAGACGTGGCAAAGAAATACAGGGTACAACAAAAAGACATAGAAACCTATTTCGAAAAGGAAACAGGTCTAACCATATAAAGGAGAGTAAAAATGGCAGTTGTCAATAAAAGAACATTAGTGGATAGTGAAACTAGACACGTGGTAATGTTCGAAATCAATAACGATACGAATAGTGCTGTATCAGTTGTGGACGCATCCGCATTAAGAGGACACTCATCTAACCCAACGTTAGATATTAAGAGTATCAAGTGGAACACAACGGCAGCGACAAGTGATGTGACATTCTTGTTTGACGCAAGTTCAGATGACCACGCAATATCAGTACATGGTAGTGGCGAGTATGGGTATCATGGTAAACAACCAATGATAACTAACCCAGAGAGTTCAGGCGTAACTGGTGATATAAAGATTACCAACGCAAGTGCGGTGACTGGTACGTTCATCTTAGAAGTTAAGAAGACTAGAGGTTATACCGCTTCAGGACAGACAAGATAATGGCTGACACAGTAACATCACAGACTATAGCAGACGTTGCTGGTAGTAAGACGGTGATGAAGTTCACCAACAAGTCAGATGGTACTGGTGAGAGTTTAGTAGAGAAAATGACAAGTGCGTCTTTGAACCACTTGTCAACCTCTACCAAGATTGCGAGGGTAATCTATTCAATCAACACTACTGACCCCAAAGGGGCGGTGGAAATACTGTTTGAAGGTGATACCAACGCAACGGCACTCTTCCTAGGTGGTTCTGGCACGATAGACTTACAAACACCAGCGATACAGATAGCCAATAATGCGACAACACCAACAGGAGATATTTTGTTCTCCACTCACAATTTTGTGAACGGTGATAGTTATTCCGTCGTTTTAGAGGTCAGATAATATAAATAGAACAAAAGGGGAAAATACGCACCATGAAACTAATTAGAGAAGAAATCAACGAGGCAGAATACATTGTTGAAGAAGATAATGGTAAGAAGTCTCATAAGATAAAGGGTATCTTCATGCAAGCCAACATTAAGAATAGAAATGGCCGTGTATACCCACAAGAAGTATTAGAGAAGGAAGTAAGCAGATATAATAAAGAATTTGTCCAGAGAAAGAGAGCATTTGGAGAACTAGGGCATCCTGACGGTCCAACTGTAAATCTGGAGAGAGTATCACACTTGATAACTAAGTTAGAGGGTGATAACAAGGGTAATTATATAGGCGAAGCGAAGATTACAGACACACCATATGGTAAGATTGTGAAGTCTTTGATAGACGAAGGCGCACAATTAGGAGTTTCTTCCAGAGGCATGGGCTCTTTGGAGAATAAAGGTGGTACGAACTATGTAAAAAGTGATTTTTACCTGGCAACTGCCGCAGATATCGTAGCGGATCCATCCGCACCACAAGCATTCGTCAATGGCGTAATGGAAGGTAAAGAATGGATCTGGGACAACGGAATCATCAAAGAGCAAGATGTTTCTGAAATACAAGAACAAATTGAGCGTGAAACTAGACAACGTAAGGCTGCGGCAGAGGCAAATGCCTTTGAGAGTTTTATGAACAAATTAACAAAAAGATAAATAGTTA